CCGCTGAGCTCCGGCACCAACCGCTGCAGCTACTCCAGCAGCGTCGCAAACAACAAACAAAAACAACAATACAAATATGAACATATCTGAAGCAAAAACTCAGGTAGCTGCACTGAAGTCCGCGGGCTCCCCCAAGGACATTCGTGAGGCTGCAGAGGTTTTCTCAAAGATTCAGTCATTGCACAATGTTATCGCCGAAGCGACCTCCGCTGAGCCGAAAGCATCGTACGAAGGCACAAAGCTCCATAACGAGCTTGAAAACTTTGAGGCAACCATCCTGGCCGCACAAACAGCTCCCTCGAAGGAAGTCACCAAGCTGAAAGAAAACACCAACAAGGTGTTGTCTGTCACAAAAGCCGTCGTCGAAACTGCCTTGACCTACAAGACAGCCCTCGCAGCTGCTAACACCAAAATCGCCGAACAGCAAAAGCTGATCGAGTCTCTAATCACCAAAGCTCGCGGTTGGGTAGCTGTCGCGGAATCCCGCAAAGCCACCTCTGCCAAGCTTGACCTCGGCTATACCTACGCCACTGACGCCCTCGACAAGTTCGTCACCAAGTATAACGAAGACCTCAGCAAAGTTGGCGGTCGTGTCCTGAACCTAGAGTTCAAAGACAAGATCACACCTGAACTGACAAAAGCAATTTCCGAAGCGAAGACGCCAAAAGCAATCATCGCTATCAGGGAAAGTTTGGCACCCAAAGCCGCTCCAGCCGCTCCAGCCCCTGCTGCCCCCGCAGCCGTCGCTCCTGCTGCTCCAGTAGTCGAGGCCGCCAAAGCACCGGTAGCTGAACCAACAGCCGTCGTTGAATCCGTTCACATCGTCGAGGGCAACCGCCCCTTCAGCGTGAATGAATCCATCGCGATGGCCAAACGCCTAGGCTCCACCAAGTAAGCACAACAAACAACAACAAACAAACAAACAAAACATATGGTTATTATAGACTCAAAAAATGGTAATCGTCCTATGCTTGCTACTAACGGTGGCGCAATGACACGATTCACTGACGTCCTCGAATGGGGACACCGCTTAGCGGAGACTCCGCTGGGCGTTAAAGATGGCGATCCGAACCAACTATGGAAGGCCGCAGGCTGGAAAGAGTTCGTCGGTCACCTACCAGAAAGCAAACGCGCCACTACGGCGGTCATGCTGGAAAACTGCCGCTCACGTTTCGGCTCGATGAACGAGGCAACTCGTACCTCTAGCTTAGGAACGTTTGACAAGTGGATCTTCCCAGTGATCGCTAACATGAGCGAAAACGACGTTATCGACCAGTTGGTTGCCCTGCAGCCCATGGCCGGTCCCGTGTCCCAAATCGTGTACCTCGACATCGTAACCGAACGGCGCAAAGGCCGCACCCCAGCAGGAGCTGCCGCATGGCGTGCTCTCGCAGGTGCAGTTGACCGCGACAATGACGGTGACGAGCAGATCCAAGGCGAAACCGGCAACCTGGTAGCAGGCGCAGGCAAGCTCGAATGGTATCCCGTCCGCAATGCAACAGCGCTGATCACGGTCGGCTCTGATGTAACTCAGGACGACGGTAACGGTAACATCCTAGCCTCAGGTTCAATCACCGGCGGCACGATCAACTACCTAACCGGCGCGTTCACACTGACCGGCGTCTCCAGCACGGCAGCCTACTCCGTTGACTATGCCTACAATTCTGAGGGTAACCTCATGAACCAAGGTATGGAAATGAAGATGAGCTCCACGCCTGTGACCGCTAAAGTCATGAAGCTCAAGGCGCTATGGTCCGAGGAAGCTGACCAGAACCTGCAAGCGATGTATAACATCAAAGCAGAATCTGTGTTGCTCACCGCTCTGACCAATGCCCTACAGTATCAGAAACATCGCCAAGTCATTTTTGACTTACGTGCTAAGGCTGATGCCGGCTTCGTCACCTGGGATGCAGTAGCACCGGTTAACGTTGGTTACCAACAGCACAAGTTCTCCATCATCGACGCGTTCACAACCGCCTCCAACATGATCTTCGGCGCCACCAACATGGCCACCGGAAATTGGTTGCTGCTCGGTCTACAAGCCGCGACGGTAGTTGAGACACTGCCACAGTTCACTGCCAAGGGCAGCCGCACCAGCATGCAAGGCGTTACCTACATCGGCGACCTCGCCGGTAAGAAGGTATTCGTTGATCCTCACTATCCCGCAAATGAAGTTCTGATCGGCCATAAGGGCGACCAGTTTTTAAGCACGGGTTACGTGTTGGCTGAATATCAGAAGCTCTACACCACCCCTGATGTGGTTCTTCCTGACTTCATCCACCAACGTGGGTTTGCGACATCGTTCGCCAGGAAATGCATCAATGCAAAAATGTACGCTCGTATGAGCGTGCTGAACAGCCCGACCGCCTTCGGTCAGGTCGTAGGCTAAGCCAATAGGC